ACGTGGAAAAGTGCATTCCGAGAATGTGTTAAATTATCAAGTAAACTTATTAGAGGACAAGTAGACGAAGAAACTGAAATGAGATTGATGGTGTGGTGTAATGAAGGTATGGATAAGCCTAATGGTGACTATGCTATAATGGGTGCAATCGCAGGTAAGAAATACGGAGAAGCAAAACAAGGTAATAAAGAAGCATTATTTAAAATTAATGATTTTAAATGGCTTAAAGAACAATACAATGCAGAGAATTAAAGATATAAAAACTGTTCATGTTGAATTAACTGATAAGTGTCAAGCCCAATGTCCAATGTGTGCAAGAAATTTTAATGGCGGAGCACCTCGTCCATTTATTCGTAATGGTGATATAAGCATAGCTCAGTTTAAGGAATGGTTTCCGAAAGAATTTTTAGCTCAGTTAACAAATTTTTACAGTTGTGGAAATTATGGCGATCCTGCATTTGCACAAGATTGTTTAGAAATTTTTCAGTATGTAAGAGATGCAAATCCTACTTGTAGATTAGCACTTCATACTAATGGTGGTATGCGTAATGAAGAATGGTGGAGCAAACTTGCTCCTGTAATAGGTTCAGTTAGTAATAGTAATGTTGTATTTGGTATAGACGGGTTTGAAGGGAAGCACGAACAGTATAGAAGAAATACAAAGTTTTCAAAAGTTATTGACAATATGGAAGCATTTATTAAAGCTGGAGGAGTAGCAAGAGTAGATAGTTTAGTTTTTAAACATAACGAAGATGATATTGAAACACTTGAATATTTTTTATTAGGAAAAGGAGTGCAAAAAGTAAATTTTGTTAGTACTGCAAGATTTTATGACTTAGATAAATTTGCAGTTCAAGATTTAGATGGAAATTATGAATATGATCTTGAACCTGCTACACGATCAGAATATAAAAAAGTACCAAATAAAGCATTAGATAGTTTATTAGATGATGATGTTAGATATGAAGTAATTAGTAAAGCTAGTATTAAACCAAAGTGTATGGAAGACCAAGGTATATATGTTGATCCATACGGAAATATCCTTTCTTGTTGTTTAATAGGTAGTGATTATTTAGAAGAACCATTAAAAGAAACGTTGCCTATTCATACGTTAAGGAATTTAACAGTACAAAATACAAAAGATATGTTAAAAGATATAGGTGTACCAAATTGTAAAGATGGTATTCTTAGTAAAGATATTATACTATGGGAACACATGGGAAATTATTGGCATGGTGATAATAAGTGTATGACCTGTGTCAAAGCGTGTTCTAAAACAATCTTTAATACAACAAAGAATATATCATGACAATACCATTTGAAAATATAGTTAAACTAGGACAAAGAACAATGCTGGAAAATAATGTTTTTTCAGTTAGTTGGATCTTAGGTAGGTTTTGTAATTATGATTGTAGCTATTGCTGGCCGTATGCTAAAAGCAAAGTTGTAGATCATAGGCCTCTTTTAGAATACATTCGTACAATGGATGAAATTAAAAGTCAAGCTAGAGCTCAAGGCTTTGATAAGTTTCATTTTAGCTTTAGTGGCGGTGAACCAACTGCATATAAAGGATTAATTGATTTAATTAAAGCATATAAAGAACCAGTTAGCAATTATCTTAGTGTGCATATGACTACTAATGCAAGTCCAGGATTTAATTGGTGGAATAAATGGTTAACAGCAACAGATGGATTAGATCGTAAAAGTATAACAGCAAGTTATCATGCAGAATTTTCTAATGAAAAAGAATTTATAGGTAAACTTAAATTTTTACAGGAACACGGAGTATTAGTTACAATTAATCAAGTTATGGTTCCTACAATGTTTGAAGAATACTATACAAGAGCTTTACGTTTTAAAGATGAAGGACTACACGTTACTCTTAAACCGCAAAGTAATGATACAGCAAGTGCAATAGTTGAAGGGTATAGTTTCGAACAATGGGAAATATTACAAAGTGAAATGGAACAAGAAATAAATCAAATAGCATTATATGATAAAAAAGGTACAGAATATAAATTAGATCAAGCAGAAAGACTCAATGCCCATCAGTTTAATAAATTTGAAGGGTGGATGTGTAATGCAGGATATCAAAGTTGTATTATTCGCGAACCGGGAGGAGAAATTAAACGTGCTTATAGTTGCCATGATGATCCTTTAGGTACTATTGAAGATGGATTTACTTTATTTAAAGAACCGAAGGTTTGTATAACACCGACTTGTGTAAGTAGTGCAGATAGTAAAATACCAAAAGAAAAAATATGAAAATAGATGTTAATGATATAGCTTATTGGATGGATGCAATCCGTGATGAAGATAATCATCAACGTTATCATATGCTAGAAAGCTTCTGGCACGGGCAACTTAAAAGTAAAGTTTGGTTATGTGAGGAACTTCCTAAAGTTACTCATGCAACAACAAATAAAATAGTTATTTTTGGAGGGTGGTATGGAATTTTGGCTACAATGCTTTTTAACAGCGAACTTGGTGTACGACATATTAGATCTATTGATATTGACCCTGCGTGTAAAGACATAGCGTTAAAAATGAATAAAAAATATGAAATAGCTGAACCGTCTGCTTTTGAGGCAGTTACAGAAGATATGTGTAATTATGAATATACAGAAGATCCACAGATTGTTATTAATACAAGTTGTGAACATATTACGCAAGAACAATATGATACTTGGTTAAAAAAAGTTCCAAGCGATACATGGATAGTTGTACAAAGTAATAACTTTTCCTCACATAAAGAACATATTAATTGTTCTGATAGTCTTGATGATTTTAAATGGAAGTCAAAGATTACTAGAGAGTTTTATTCAGGTACATTAGAATTACCTAAATATGATAGATATATGATTATAGGTAGAAAAAAATGACAGACAGTAACGAATATTGGTATAACCCTGCAGACTCGCAGTTAGGAAAATGGCAACGTCAGTTAGAAGACGTTTCTAAATCTCCTACCTTCTGTGTTTTACCATGGATACATTTTGCAACAAGACCTAATGGTGATATGCGTTTATGTTGTAGTGCTAATGCCAGCGGAGCGGCTACTGGTGATCATGAAGTAGGATTAGTAAAAATGNAACACGGCAAGCCTGCGAACTTTGGCCGAGAAACACCAATGGAGGCATGGAANAATGACTATATGAAGTCAGTAAGAACTACTATGCTTAAAGGACAAATTCCTGCTAGTTGTACTAAATGTTTCCAAGAAGAAAAAATAGGTGTTGTTAGTAAACGAATTTGGGAAACAGGAACATGGTATAAAGACGGTGTAGATATTCCCGAATTAATTAAACAAACACAAGAAGATGGTACAGTTCCTGAACAGTTAATATATTTAGATTTACGTTTAGGTCATACGTGTAATGTTAAATGTGTAATGTGTAGTCCACATGATTCTAGTCAATGGGTTAAAGACTGGAAAGAATTAGTTCCGCAATTAGAAGATCCTGAAGTAAAAAGGCAAATGGCTTGGGACAAATCAGAGTTTAATAATAAGTGGCATGAGAAGGAAACGTTTTGGGAAGAAATGTACAAGCAAATTCCTAATTTAAAGCAAGTATATTTTGCTGGCGGCGAACCTTTAATGATTAGAGAACATAAAACGTTTATTGAAGAAATTATACGTCAAGGCTATCAAGATAAAATCTTATTAAGATATAATTCAAATGGTATATTAGTAGATGAAGATTTAATTGAGTTATGGAGTAAGTTTAAGAAAGTTAAATTTGCAGTTAGCATGGATGCTTGTTTTCAACGTGATGAATATATACGTTTTCCAACGGAATGGTCAGTTGTAGAAAAGAATCTTCGTATGCTAGATAATACTCCTGATAATATACAAACAAGTTTAGCTACTGCTATACAGATCTTTAATGTAAAACACTTACCTGATTTTATGAAGTGGAAAGTAGAATCTAAATTTAAAAAACTTAATTTGGGTACAGTTCCGGGTGGTACACAAATGGGTGGTGGATTAGTTAATATGCATTTACTTTATATTCCTACGTTTTTAAGTATACAAATATTACCTAAAGAAGATAAGCAAGAAGTTAGAGAGCGTTATTTAGAATTTAAAGATTGGCTGTTTATTAATTATAGACAAGATGATGAGTACTGGAAAATTAATCCCTATGGTTGGAAACGTTGGGAAGCAGTAATGGATCATATGGATGCACAAGACAATAGTCATTTACTTCCAGGCTTTAAAGAGTACGTAAACAAACTAGACGCTATTAGAGGATTAAAAGCGGCTAAGATTTTTCCGGAATTGAAACATTTATTATGAACCAACAGTTTCTACTTAATAAATCAAAATACTTTTGTATGGCGCCTTGGACTCATATGCATAGTTGGCCTGATGGTAGAACATTTGCCTGTTGTCAAGTTCAACCACAAGGAACTGATCTAGATGATTACGGTAATATAAATGAAAAAAGCATATATGAATTATGGAATAGTAAAACAATTAAAAAATTAAGACTTAATATGCTTAATGAACGCCCAAGTAACTCTTGTAAAAGATGTTATGAGATGGAAGCCGCGACAAGTCCTTCATTAAGAAAACAACTTAATAAGAAGTTAAGAAGTTATTTCGACCAAGTAAAACAAACTAAAGAAGATGGCGGGCATGATACACCTAAAATGGCATATTTTGATTTACGTTTTAGTAATTTGTGTAATATGATGTGTAGAACGTGTAGCCCTGCATTAAGTTCAATGTTATATGATGAAGAAAAAGCATATGGAAAGGTATCTAAAAAGTTTTTACAGATTAATGATCAGAAAAATTTTATGAATGAGCTATGGCCACTAATGGATGATGTTAAAGAATGTTATTGGGCCGGCGGTGAACCATTAATAATAACTGAGCATTGGGATATAATGAATTATTGGGTTAACAATGGACATAGTAAAAAAGTTACTGTTGTTTATAGTACAAATTTTCTTAATCTATTATATAAAAATCAATCAGTATTTGATTTATGGAATAAGTTTAAAAATGTAGAAGTAGTAGCAAGTTTAGATGGTAGTTACAAGAGGGCTGAGTATATACGTAAAGGAACCAAGTGGGAAACTATTGTTAAAAATAGAAAACAAATGATTAAAGATACACCTAATACAAAGTTTAAAATTGGACCTACTGTTAGTATTATGAACATATGGCATTTGCCTGACTTTCATAGAGAGTGGTTAGAATTGG